CTCTTTAAGATTGCAAAACCAGAACTCAATCGTATAAATAATATCTACGCCCTTGAAGGGTCCCTATATAGTAAGCAATTAGGAATTGCGGGGACAGTTGATTGTATCGCTGAATACGATGGCGAATTAGCAATAATTGACTTTAAGACTTCTAAAAAACCAAAACCACGAGAATGGATTGAACATTATTTTGTTCAATGTATGGCTTACGGATGTATGCTATACGAGTTGACTGGTATTTCAATTAAAAAACTTGTAATCATTATGGCTTGCGAAAATGGAGAATGCGTCGTTTATGAAGAAAGAGACAAAACAAAATACATCAAACTGCTCACCCAATACATTAGAAAGTTTGTTGGAGATAAACTGGAACTCTATGGAACCAAATAAAGAATTAGAACAGGTAATAGAGAATAAGTTTCTAACACCTTCTAAGTTTGCTCTGGAAATTGAAAAGATTGTTGCAGAGGAAAACTTAAATTACATTGATGCAATTGTTCACTATTGTGAAATCAATAGTCTTGAGGTAGAATCAGTTACAAAACTCATTTCAAAACCTTTGAAAGAACGTCTGAAGTGGGATGCTATCCGTCTCAACTTCATGAAAAAAACATCAAGAGCAAAACTTCCTTTATGATCGTGACTCCTTTTGAAACTTATCAGCATTATTTGTCACTTAAAAATCATTTCACAAATCCAAAATACGACTTCTTTAAATACGGTGCGAAGACTCGTGCCAGTATTACATCCTTCAATAAAAGAAAGGACAAATACTGGTTTGAAAAAACGAGTCGCAAGTATAATGATAAAGAAGTCGTAGATTTTTTAGTATCAAACTTTGTATCCACAGATAACCCGCAAAACTTATGGATTGGAGAAATTATCAATTCTGGAGAAAGAACTTACGCAGATTGGATGCGGAGACAACAGAGTTTGACTTACTTATTCAAAGAGCAAAGCAACGAATTCTTCTTGGAGACAAAATTACAGGATGCCTTGAATTGTTCCAAAGGGCATCCACCAGTCCTCAAAAAGTTTCTAAGCGGGCAGTTATCCTTAGAAACTTTAACAATCTACGAAAAAATATTTCATTTTTCAAAGGACTTTGATAAAAAACTTTTGGATCCAGTGTGGGAAACCGTCAGTTTAAAAGTTAAAAAATATATGCCGTTTCTAAATATTGATGTATTCCAGTTTAAAAAAATTTTACGGGACATTATAAATGAGTAGCTTTTTCGATTCTGATATTATTCAAGAAGAACTGAAAGAAATCAATAAGATACAAGAAGAGATTTATGGAAGTATTCTCACTTTTGGTATGATGGACCGCGAAACAAAACTGGAACATATTGAAAAACTACAGGTTCTTCTTGAAAAGCAGCGTGTGATGTATACACGTCTGTCTCTTTCTGATGACCCACAAGCGGTTGAGATGAAAGAGAATCTTCGCAAGTCAGTTGCCCTGATGGGTTTTCCACCAGAGACTGATATGAGCATCCTGTTCAAGAGTATGGACAAAACAATCGAATCTCTAAAGCAGTATGTTGACCGCTGAGGTCATCCCTGCTATAATATCCAAGTAATCCCCCGAATCCAATTAATCCGAGGTAATCCAAATGTCGTTTTCCGACCTTAAAAAGCAGTCCAAACTTGGCAATCTTACTGCCAAGCTGGTCAAAGAAGTTGAAAAAATGAATACAAGTAGCGGTTCTAGTGATGACCGCGTATGGAAACTGGATGTAGATAAGAGCGGCAATGGTTATGCCGTTATCCGTTTCCTTCCCGCTCCGAATGGTGAGGACCTTCCGTTCGTGAAACTCTACAGTCACGCATTCCAAGGTCCTGGTGGTTGGTATATTGAGAACTCTCTGACTACTCTGGGTCAGAAGGATCCTGTGTCTGAACTGAACTCCGAACTGTGGAACAACGGCACTGATGCTGGTAAGGAACTTGCCCGTAAGCAAAAGCGTAAACTGACTTATGTGTCTAACATTTATGTGGTGAAGGATCCTGCTAACCCTTCTAACGAAGGTAAGGTCTTCTTGTTCAAGTATGGTAAAAAGATCTTCGACAAACTGACTGCTGCAATGCAACCAGAGTTTGAAGACGAAGAAGCGATTGATCCGTTTGATTTTTGGCAAGGTGCTAACTTCAAACTGAAGGCAAAGAACGTTGCTGGTTATCGTAATTATGATTCCAGTGAGTTTGCAAATCCTTCTCCTCTTCTGGACGATGATGACGCAATGGAAGCAATTTGGAAGAAGCAATATTCTCTTGCTGAACTCGTTTCTGCTGATCAGTTCAAGTCTTATGATGAACTGAAGAAGCGTCTTGACTATGTGCTTGGTTCCAAAGGTTCTCACCGTGTAGATGAAGAAGTTGAGAGTGAAGAAGAATACACCCGTGGTCCTGTGAAGGAACTCGATGCTGATCTTCGTAGCGAACTCAACAATCTCCAACCTACTCGCCGTGCTGCGGTTGAGGAAGATGAGGATGATGACGCTCTCAGTTACTTTGCCAAACTTGCCGAAGACTGATTCTGTGCTATAATACAGGGGAGGCAAGGTCTCCCCTTTTTTATGAAATCTGACTATTATATTGACCGAATCACAAAAAAGCAGGCAGAAGATCTCCTACTGACTTATCACTATCTTAAAGATTTTTCCAAAGGATATAAGTCAGGATATAATTACGGTTTGTTTGAGAAAAATGATTTCTCTCCTCTAAATATTGGAGGACCTGTTGGTGTATGCATCTTCACAGGTCTTCCAGTTCCTGAAATTGCAAAGGGAGCATTTGGGCTTGAAAGAAATGAGCAACAAGGACTTTTCGAACTCTCAAGACTCTGCATTCATCCACAAACTCAACAGAGCGAGTATAATATCACTTCTTGGTTCGTTTCAAAAACGATTAAGCGATTGCGAAAAGATACTGAAGTCAAGGCAATCATATCTTACGCCGATTCTAATTTTCATGCTGGTACAATTTACCGCGCTTGCAATTTTGTATACGCAGGTCTTACAGATCCAAAAAAAGATTTCTACTATTCAGATGGAACTAAACACTCTCGTGGAAAAGTAAAAGGTGCTGAAGGAGAGTGGAAAGAACGCTCCCGCAAGCACCGATATGTGATGATTTTTGATAAGAATCTAGAATTAAAATGGATTTGACTTCTTAGTATTTTCAGTCTTGATCAGAGTTCTAGTTACATATTGAGATGATTTGTCGTAAATCATCTCTTTTCTTATGTCTATAAGAACTTGCTGCAGGTATCTTGGCTTGAGAACATAAATTGATCTCTTTTCATCATTTTTCTTAACTTCATACTCATAGTTTGTAACACCAACAACTGGATTCAAAGATTGAATTGGTAAATTTGGATTTGGAATTGTGAAATTTGAATCAACTATTTTTCCTGCAGGGAGAATCAATCTGTTTTGTGAATCCTTGACTTCCGTTGTTTCATAATGATGAATTGCGTTTAAATCATCTCCATAAATTCCTTCTGCATAATCATAGACTTGTCTATCACTTAATGGCCATTGATCTCTAATTCTAGTAATTCCTGCGCTTATAATAACAACCCAGTCATACTGAGGACTACCATACAATTCTTCAGCAACTGTTTCTGGTCTAGCACCGTCAACGATCTGATACTTATCAAAAACAGTAAAAACATTTTGAAGATCATCACGAAGTTTAACCCTACGGAAAAGGTTTTTAACTAGCAAATAATCATCAGAAGATTTACTATCTGATAAGAATGATTGGTATTCTAAATTTGGAAGTTCTCTGAAATAAGACATTAGTATCCAACTCCTTCTGAACCAATGGTTGTATCGTAATCCTCTGCGTAAATTGGTGTGAGTTCTTGAAAACTTAGAGTCATTTGCATACTTATCGGAGTAGCATCCGAATAAGTAGCATAAGTTCCACCACCGGTGTAGTCTACTGCCATACCCCGAAGAGCACACATTTTATATTTGTTTAAATATGGGTGCGGTCTTCCCCCACTCATATATTGTATTCTATAAACATTCGGTGCTTTTAAAAATAGACCAGCAGCTGCGCCACTTGCTGCCCCTTTTTGAACTGCACTAGTTTTCTTAAAAGTTCTAATAATTTGTTTAACTTCTTCTGCTTCTTTTTGAGATCTTGGGACAATATCAAATGAAAATGAGAATCCTTCTCTTAAGGTCACTCCAGTAAATATTAATTCAATGTTTGAGTTAGCAACAACTCCCGCAAGACGAGAAGCTGCTTTACCGACATCAGTACCACTTCCACCTAAAAGGACATTTGTTCCAAGAGTGATTCCAAGTGCTTGTAAGTATTTTTGTGTTGATCCTGATGATGCTGCTCCAAAAACAGCCTCTGCAGCACCTTTTGCTTTTTGTCTTACTTCATCAAGTGATTTACTATTAAGACCTTCTTGAACGACCCTCGCAACACTTCCTGCTATAGGGTTGAAAAAACTTTCTCCCCACATAGCAACATTTGAATCTTGAATAGTTTCTGGAATTGGTAATATAATAGTTCCTTTTATATCACTATACCCAACGCTATCCGAAGAGGGCAGAGCAAAAGTATCACCTATTGCTTCAAATCCTGGTGGAATATATTCAAAGATATCAATTTTCAAGTAATCATCCGCAGATGTTAACTTGGTTAACGGATATCTGTAGTTAAATGTGCTAACCTTGTTACTTCCAGCAGGAGGGTTAGTTCCTTGTGGTGTTCCAAGAGATGGGTCTGGCATTTATCTTTTCTAATTATTTAGTTCTAATGTTGCCGAAAGGTAACCTTCTTAAATCAGTTAATTCTTGTTCGTAGACCTCATACATTCCACCAGCAACTTCATCCCAAGTATATTGCCTCATCTCCCCCCAATGATAGTTCATACCTCTAAATCCCCATTTGTATACTTCAGTAACGGCAACTAGAGGATTTTGATCATACAGCAATCCAGTAGTTTTAGCGTTATACACAAAAACATAATACTTACCTGCGACTGGAGGACTTTTAGTTTCTTTTAAAACACTCATCAATTCAATCATTAAGTCATCAGAACTTTCTGTACCAATCAGTTTTTTAACGAGTGGAGCAACTCTATTTACTTTCCTTTGTTGGAGTGTTTTTCTAGGCATGATCAAATCCCAAGTTCTTTTTCGGTGATTACTTTAAACTCATATCCTCTATCAGCACACCATTCTTTTGCTGCTTCCCATTTTGCTTGATTTTTAGCATATTCGTAAACCTCACTAATATACTTTTTAGTTTGCCTCTGAGGTTTTGGTGGAGGAAGAGTTTGTTTTCTTGGTTTAATCTCAATCACGTATTTTTTGATTGATCCATTAGGTTCTCTAACCTTAATTAAAAAGTCTGGGAAGTATCGATGTATCTTACCATCAATGGGAGATCTATATGCAATTGATTTTTCTTCCGAAGACCATTCAATAATGCTTTCATTTAAGTCACAATATACACAAAACTTTCTCTCCCACAGAGACCTGTAAATTATATTTGTAGGATCTCCTGAGTATTTTTCTGGATATGATGGTTTGTATTTTCCTTTATACGACATCTAAATACTTATACTATAAAAATCATATAAGGTATTTAGAGTGGCTGCAAACCCCCGTAGAATATCAGATATTAAACCATTATTTACGAATCTTGCACAGACTTCGCATTATCAAGTTCTATTTGGTGGATTGCCTTCACAGTTAAAATCTTATTTGAGCCGTAGAGGAGTGTCTCCCTTTTTTATTGGAGAAGATATTGGACTTCTCTGTTATTCTGCTTCCTTACCAACAACTTCGTTTAGTTCAAAAGTAGTTGATGGTAACTTTACTGGAATTCAAGAAAAGTTTGCTGTTGCAAGATTATACAATGAAATTAGTTTAGAGTTTTATGTAGATAATAATTATAAGACCCTGAAGTTTTTAGAACACTGGATGGAATTCATATCAAGTGGATCTCATAATCCTATTGATAATCCAATAGGATCCGTGAGTCAGGCAGACAATAGTTATTTCATAAGAATGCAATATCCAGAATATTATAAGTCAAATTATACTAAGATTATTAAATTTGATAGAGATTATAATTCTGAAATTGAATATCGTTTTATTGGTCTTTGGCCTATTTCAATTAGTTCTCCAGCAATTACATATGCTCAGTCCGAAGTATTGAAAGTATCAGCATCTTTCCAATACGACAGATATATTGCTGGTAGAGCAATGAGTCTTAATGTATTTACTGGAGATGCAAATAATGTAGATCCAACTTCTGCACAAACCCCAAGTGATGAAGTTCGCCGTTTAATTCCTAGAACTGGTCAATCTCTTGGTAACGAGAGTGGAGTCAGAAGAACCTTCACACCACCTGGAAGCGTAATTCCAACTATCATAGAGTAATATTTTTGTACCCCACTAAATAATTTTATAGATTTATCATTGCATTGATATGCCATTACCTAAGATAGAAACTCCTGTTTATGAGTTGGAGATTCCTTCACTAAAAAAATCAATTAAGTATCGCCCCTTTCTTGTTAGGGAAGAAAAAATTCTGATTATTGCTATGGAGAGTGAAGATCCAAAGCAAATTTCAGAAGCAGTTAAAACAGTTATTGGAAACTGCATCATAACCAAAGGAATAAAAGTTGATCAACTTTCAACGTTTGATATTGAGTATCTTTTCCTCAATATTCGCGGAAAATCAGTTGGAGAGGATATTGATGTTCTCATCACTTGTCCAGATGATGGGGTAACTCAAGTTCCTGTAAGTATCAACCTAGATGAAATTTCTGTGGTTGTGAATCCAGAGCATAGTAGAGACATTAAATTGGATAAAAATCTTACAATGAGGATGAAATATCCTTCAATGCAAGAATTCGTGAAGAACAATTTTGTAAACCAGAATGATATGAATGTTGATGATACGTTTAGTATGATATCTTCTTGTATTGAACAAATTTATAGTGAAGAAGAGTCCTGGACAACTTCCGATGTTACTAAAAAAGAATTGAATGACTTTTTGGAGCAACTGAGTTCAAAGCAGTTTAAAGAAATTGAAAAGTTCTTTGAAACAATGCCCAAACTTTCTCATACACTTAAAGTAAAAAATCCAAATACTGGTGTTGAAAGTGAAGTTCTTTTGGAGGGTTTAGCGTCTTTTTTCGCCTAGCCATGGCGCATGTAGATCTTGCGTCATACTATAAAACTAATTTTGCTCTGGTTCAGCATCATAAATACTCTTTGACTGAATTAGAAAATATGATCCCTTGGGAAAGGGAAATTTATGTAAGTCTCCTTCATCAATATATTGAAGAAGAAAATCTAAGGAACTCATCTAATGGATAAAGAGAATGCTACAGCACTTGTAGGTCTCAGAGAACAATTAAATACTATCCGTTCAGAGGTTTTCACGATTAATTCTGGACTTCAAAATGTTGCGGGATTGATACAGACTGATGCTGCCTTAGATCAGCAGAGACTTCGTAATGAAGCAGAACAAGAAAGATTACTTGCAGAAAGAGAAATTAGAGTTGGGCAGGAAGAACAACTACAGCAAAGAATTTCTGCCGCTCTAATCCAACCAGTTAAAAAAGTAGAGAAAACATTAACTTCAGTTTTTAGTAGAATCACTGATTCTCTTAAGTTTCTTTTTACTGGAGTATTTGCTGCTGGAACTATTAAGTTTATAAATTCTGGAATTTCTGGAATTATTGGAACTTTTAAAAAAATATCCACAGTAGTTAAAAGTGCTTTTGAATTCATTGGTAATGGATTTAATCTTCTGAGAAGTGGTTTTATATCTGTTATTTCTGGAGTTAGAAATGTAACTGGGAGAATTATTAAGAGTGCTACTGCTTTAGCTGCTTCTCCTTTTAAAGCAATTGCTGAAATTTTTAAAAATCTTTTTGGAAAGTCTGGTGCTGCTGCTCCTTCAACACGAGCAGCAGCGGCTGCTGCATCTAGCACACCTACATTGTCTAGTGGAAATTTATTCTCTCAAATACTAAAATCCAGAGCTTTAAGAATAGGTGGATTTGGGTTGGGTGCATTTGCTACTGCACAAAATGTACAAGAGGGTGATATTTTGGGAGCGGGACTTAGTGGTGCAGCAACAATTCCATCCCCAATACAACTTCCTGCAACTTTAGCAAGTATTGTATATGAAATCTCCACAGGTGGTGGAATGAAGATGGATAATATACTTCCAAAACAAGGATTTTCTTTACCACCATTGCCTGATTTTTCAAAAACTTTTTCTGATTTGAAAAATAATATGTTTGGGTCTGCAAATCTTGATGCTCCTGCTAAAGAAGTCAATGTCCCAGTTGCAGATAATCCACCCACTACCACAAGAACTATTCCAGTTGTTCCTTTCACTTCCCAAGTTCAAACAACTCCACCACTTACACGATCAGTTGGACCATTACCAGAACCTACACCAGATGTGGTCTACTTGCAATCTGGGCAAAAAGAACAACCAACTATAACTGGCGGTGGTTCGGTGAATATTACTGATGTTCCTTTGATACCTTCTGGAAATTCTGATAATTTTTACACTTTATATGCTCAAGTAAGTTATAATGTGGTGATATAAAATGGCAATATCTTCTCCACTTTCTCTAAAATCAATTACGGGTGCAATATTTTCCACAAAGAAAGTATCTGAAAAGAGTAAGGCAAATGTCTTAAATATATCAAAAATTCTTAACCAGAATATTGCAGAAAAAAGAAATTTATATTCTAAAACCAAAACTTTTAGAATGAGAAGAATTGAATCTGAGAAAAGGAATGTTATAAAAGATAGATTAGCAGCGCCAATTCTAGCGATTAGACCAAAGGGTTTTAGGATCTTATCCTCGATGGATAAAGGAACTAGTATTGTAGATAGATTATTAGGATTTGTTGGATATATGTCTGCTGGTTGGATTCTTGGAAATTTGCCTACTTGGATTGGATTAGGTGAACAATTTTCACAAAGAATACTGCAAGCTGGAAATATTTTGAGTAATTACGGTGATGAACTCGTTCGTTTAATATCCAACATCGGTGGTGTAATGAATTCAGCACTAGTGAATGTTTCTAGATTTGATTTCACAGACGATTCGTTTCTGGTCAGAAGTTCTTTAAATGAATTGAAATTATCAATTGATGACCTCGGTGAAGGTATTAGTTCTGCATTTGATGTTTTATTGAAACCTTTTAGTGCAATAGAGAAAGTTCCCGACGCTTATAAACAAATTCCTTCAATACTACCAGGATTTGAAAAACCTGAACAACCACAACAACCTTCAGTTGGTGGTGGTAATGCTGATTTTTGGACTTTAGTTGCTGTTGCGTCTAGAGAAGATGGAGATCCACAAGGGCAAGCAGATGTTGCACAATCAATTTATAACAGGGCAGCATCTGGTGCTTATGGATCTAAAAGTATTCGTAGTCTGATATTAAGATATGAACAATATCAACCAACCTGGGAACG